GCATCTGTCTCAAGTGTTCCATCAATATCTGCATTACCTGATATATCTAGTGTAGCTGCGTCAAGTTCACCTGTAATGGTAATATTTCTACCACCTGATATATCTTTATTAGCATCAGTTATAATAGCTTTACTTGCTATTACAGTTCCGTTTGTAATGCCATCTATTAAATTAATGTCTGTAGCACTAGCAGTAACTCCATCAAGAATGTTTAGTTCTGCAGTTGTAGCAGTGACTCCATCCATAATGTTGAGTTCTGCAGTTGTTGCAGTGACCCCATCCATGATGTTTAACTCTGACGCAGTAGCAGTTACACCATCTAAGATGTTAAGTTCGGCTGTTGTAGCAGTAACTCCATCAAGGATGTTTAGTTCTGCAGGAGTGGAAGTTATAGCAGTATTACTAGCTGCTGCTAAAACAGGTATTGTACCTGATTGGTTTGGTAAATTAATTGTTCTGTCTGCAGTTGGGTCTACAATCGTAAGTGTTGTTTCATTAGCATCTGCAGTAGCACCTTCAAATACAATAGCATTTTGTGCATTCATTGTAACAGTATCTACTGTAGTTGTTGTACCTGCTACAGATAAATTAGGAACAAGAAGTGTGCCTGTGCTTGGGTTATATCTTAATGCTCCTGTATCATCTAATAAAGCATTTGATTCATCATGAAATACTACAGGAAAATTTGTATTAGCATTACTGTCTGAAACTGTTACTGTAGTAGCAACTGCTGCAGTTCCTGAATATCCACTAGATGTAATTGTACCTAATGATGAAGCACCATCTTTAAATGTTACTGTACCACCATCTGCATTAATTTCAATATTTCCTCCTGCATCTAAAGTAAAATCACTTGATGCGTCTATCTCTGCTATTACAGGAGTTGTTAGTGTTTTATTTGTGAGAGTTTGTGTATCTGTAGTACCAACAATTTCTTGGTCTCCACCACCCGGAAGTGTTAATACATTTGTTACACCTGCAGAGTGTGGTTGTGCTTGAAGTGTTTGTGCGTGTGCATTAGAAGATTCGCAGTAAAATAATATCTTAGCAACACTACCTGTGCCTGTTCTAATGTCTATCGTACCATCTGATACTGATACACCACCTGATGAACCATTACCATCCATGATAACTTTACCACTACCATTAGGTAATAAATTTATGTTACCATTTGACACGGATATAATGTCATTACCATTTACATCTAAGTCTCCACCTAGTTGTGGTGTGGTGTCTTCTACTACATTTGATATTTCGTTACCTGTTGCTAATCCTGCAACAAGAGTGCTTCTTGAAATCTTTTTAAGACCACCCCCTGAAGTGTCCACTGCTACTAAAACATCATCATTAGCAACTGTAGATATTTCTGTTAAATCACCGACTGCTGTAGGAGCAAAGTTACTACCACCTCCTATAAGTAAATGTCCTGCAGTATTCGTACCCATAGTAATGTTATCACCTGCAACTGTTAAGTCACCTGTCATACTTACATTTCTAAATCCACTTACATCTTTGTTTGAATCAACAACAACTGCTTTTGAAGCTACGACTGTTCCTGCAGTTGAGCCATCTACTAAATTTAACTCTGCAGTTGTAGATGTAACACCATCGAGTATGTTCAACTCTGATGCAGTGGCAGTAACACCATCGAGTATATTTAATTCTGCTGTAGTAGAAGTTACTCCATCTAATATATTTAATTCTGTAGCTGTGGCTGTAACACCATCTAAAATATTTAATTCTGCAGTTGTGGATGTAACACCATCAAGGATATTTAGTTCTGTTGCAGTGGCAGTAACACCATCTAAAATGTTTAACTCTGCTGCAGTTGATGTCACATTTGTGCCACCAATATCAAGAGTAGTTACAGATAATTCACCTGCAACTGTAGCCACACCATTTGCAAGAGTTATTAAATCTGTATCATCAGTGTGTCCTATTGTAGTTCCATTTATAACAACATCATCAATATCTAATGAGCCACCTGTAATCAAACCTGTAGTTGTTATAGTTGATGAGCCTGTATCAATACTTCCAAAACCTGAAGTAATAGAACCACTATTCAATGCACCTACTGTTGTTACATTTGATAATGTGTCTAACGCAGATTCAAAATAAGTTTCAAAGTCAGTTAATGCAACTTGAACCATTGTTCCATTGTCATTAACTACAACTCTATCTGCATCTGCGAGTGTAGTTGATGTTGCAGAAGTATCACCATCTACTATGTTTAATTCAGTGGCAGTGGATGTTACTCCGTCTAATATATTAAGCTCTGCAGTTGTTGAAGTTACTCCATCTAAAATATTTAATTCTGATGCAGTAGCAGTTACTCCATCAAGTATATTCAACTCTGCAGTCGTAGATGTTACACCATCTAGAATATTTAGTTCTGTTGCAGTTGAAGTAACCCCATCTAAAATGTTTAATTCTGCAGTTGTGGATGTTACCCCGTCAAGTATATTTAATTCGGATGTAGTGGCAGTGACACCATCAAGGATGTTCAACTCTGTTGCAGTAGATGTTACTGCAGTACCATTAAGATTTAAAGTATCTATATAAGCAGTGCCATCAACGTAGAGGTCTCTCCACTCCTGACTAGAAGAACCTAAATCATAAGTGTCATCTGTATTTGGAATAATTGAACTGTTTACATCTGCACCAAAAACAACATTATCTGTAGCAGCGTCACCTAATGTCATTGTGCCACCATTAAATGTAGTTGTTCCTGTTACAGTAAGATTACCACCTATTCCTAAGTTACCTGATATATCTGCATTACCATTTATGTCTATGGTTGTTGCAGCAATTTGTATTTCTGTATCTGCTACTAAATCTAGTTGTCCGTCTGTACTAGAATTGATGTATATTGCTGTGTCTCTAAATTGTAGCTTCTCTGTAGAAGCAATAAGTATGTCATCACTAAATTCAAAATAATCCTCGTCTTCCATCCATTTGAGAACACCATCAGATGTCTCACCATCAAATGTAACTGTTATGTCTGTACCTGCAGTTCCATCACCTACTGTAATAGCAGTGCCAAGTAGTTTGGTGATAGGACCACCTTCGTTGTCTGTGCCATCGTGTGTATGTCCTGTACCTGCTTGGAACGCTGCTAATAACTGATTAAACTCATCATTAGTATGAGCTGCAGTTATTACGTCTCCATCACTGTAGGAGGATTGTCTAGTGTATGTTTGACCCATTTATCTTCTAGCTCCTGTTTGATATTCTAGTTGAAATCCTTTTAATGAATAGGGTGCAGTTACTGCTCCATCATTTACTCTTAGTGCAACTGCAAAACCTGAACCCTCAACTGATTGTCTAAATAAAGGTCTTGACGTTCCACCATAAGTTCCTTTTAAACTAGAACTTGTTCCGTATGTAGATGTTCCATATAATGCTGCAACATCTTCTGAATCTAAAGGATAAGCTGAAGGTTGAACAGCATCTCTAGATTCATAATCATATCTTAAAAATAAATCTGCATCTATTGATGATTCAGGTTCAAAGTTTACAATAACACGTTGCATATGTTTACGTATACCTGCATCACCAAATGTTAAATCAGGACTTCTATATTTACCATTTATTACTGTACCATCAAAGTCATTGCCTTGTTCTTGCCTGTAAACAAACCCATTAGCATAATCACCATGTAAAATTATTACGTTTCCTGCACTTATGAATGTATCTGTTGAGGCAGGTTTTATGCCTTTCATTTTAGAAAACTCAAAAGACTGACCTTTCATTACACATATAACTCCTTGAGTAGAGCCTTGTGCTTGAGCAGCCTTTGTAAAAAATACTCTATATTGAGTTTTATCAGGTATAACAACTGACTCAAATTCTGATGCAGTATCTAAGTTATCATCAAATAAACTTTGTACATTAGAACTTATAGTACCTAATTCAACGTCACCAATTCTTGCAGTACCTGCAACTGTTCTTAATCCATCAGGACCTAAGAATATTAAGTCACCTGCAAATTCTTGGATTGTATCTCCATTGATACATCCTATGTCTCTTGTTACTGCAGTTACTGAAAAGTTTGCTTGAGATGACCCTGATAATTTAAATATTCTATTTTGACAGAATATAAATAAATCTTCTCGGAAAACTTTAAGACCTGTTATCTCATCGTCAACTCTTATACTACCTGCACCAATAGCTACAGAAAAACTATTTTCTATGAAAGGAGCACTGAAAACTAACTCTTGTTTGTTTGCAGACATTCCTGCATAAAACATATGTTCTTTAAATGCTACTACAAACTTAGCACCTGCTACTGCAGGTGGAAATAAATCAGATACTAATACACCTACTTCATGGTCTGCTGCAACACTATTATTTTGTGCTCTTGTTACACCTGTAAATGTAGTAGATGATTTACCTGTATAAGTAAACTGTTCATTACCTATAAGTAAAGAACCTGTTTCTCCTGACGCAGGAGTAGCAAATTGTGATGTGTCTGCAACAGTTATTGTACCAGACCCTGTCATGCCTGTTCCTGAAGCAATGGCTACTAATAAAGTTGTTGATTCTCCTGTGCCTGTGCTTGAAGGTGCAACATCTGTTGCACTAAATGATGTATTAAATATTGTAGGTGCATTAGTTCCATCTACAACGATAAACTTATCATTGCCATCAAAATTGTATCTTTCAAAATTATACTTACCTGCATTTGTTCTACCACTATCTACTGTTGTCCATGAAGAACCTGCAGGGTCTGCAGTAAATATATTTGTTCCTCTTGCTGCTACAACTTTATCTCCAAAGGTAGCAACCATTAATATTTTTTCTGATGTATCTGAAGTATGAGGAACTACTGCTGATACATATTTACTAAATCCATTTATTCTTCTGTAACCACCTTCAATGTCAGGTTCAAAGTTTTCTAACTCAAGTGCTTCACCCGGTTGCATCATAAAGGTAGACCTGTTAAGAACTAAGCCACCTTGGCAGTTAAATGCTATTGGAGTTACTTGAGATGAATCAGGCATTAGTTAACCCTTATACTTAAATCTGCAGTGCTTGTATATCCTGTCTTTGGTATAAATGTAGACCTAATGTATTCAAATCTATTAACAAGTAATGTCTGCATATTTTTAATACCCTGTTCAAATCTAGCAAAATTTAGTTGATACTGATTTGTCTCTCCTCTATACTGATAAACAAAAGCAGTTGCACCATCTACTATAACTGCTGCAAATCTATCAGGTATAGTTGTTGTATCACTATGAGCAGACATATCTGTTGGAAAAGAAAAGAAATCATATTTTAATGAAAATCCTTTTGTAGGAAATGGGTATAATAAAAAATTATTATCAGGTGTTCTAGATACATATTGTGGTACACCACCTGATTCAAACTGTGCTACTTGTGTGTCATCACTATGAGAAGCAGCAGTTGTGCTATTAGCTCCTCTTGTTGCACCTGTAAATGTAGTACTAGATGTTCCTGTATATGTTATCTGTTCATTCCCAATATACAAAGTGCCTGTAGAATCAAATCCTGTTGTACTATTAACTGTAATAGTTGTTGCAGAATCTGTTAAAGCACCATCTAAATTTGTTGTTTGTATTTCGTCTTCTTGTGTAATGTAACTATTTATGTATTCATTGTAATTAAGAACATATAGTCTACCACCACTTGAACCTAAATCTGAATCCTTAACTAATCTAAATGTATTATAGTCAACTGTTTTTGCAGTTGTAGGTATTGAATATCTTACTGTTCCCGGAACTAATGTTTCTGTTTTTGTTGAGTGATTAAAAGGATATTGAAATTCTTTTTGATTAATATATCTTACAGCCTCATTGACTGCATTTTGTGCTTGAACTTGTATGCCTCTAGCAGAAGAGAATGTTGTTGAAGTTAATGCTACTTCATTTAATCTTGCTAATACTTTATTGGTTAATGTTAAGTAACTCTCTGCCATGTATAATTCCTAAGTGTAAAGAGGAGCAAGTTGCCCTGCTCCCCTAAATAGTTATGCTAACTGGTCTCTATCGACCTCATCAGGCTTATCTGATAATCCATGACCTGCTAAACTAACAACAGTTGCATAGACTCTGAGTCTACCTGTAGCTGGAGCAGCACCTGCAATTTTACAATCAATAGTATCTGCTGTAGTGATAAATTGAGTGTAAGTTGAAGCTGCACCTGTTCCTATGACATTAGTTTGACCATTAGTACCTTTTGCACAGAAACCTGTAGATGTAAGGTCAGCACCATCAATAATGTCATCATCATTAGAGCCATCGGTAAAATCCATGTCTAATGTACAACTTGATGTAAATGCTTTCATTACTTCTGCACCTGCGTTTATAACTAAGGTATTTGCTGGAATTTCTAACACCTGAAAGATGTCTCCATCTGCAAAGCTACCACCTGCTGCTACTAACGCATCAATATCAAGGTAAGCCTCAATATTTCTTACTACGTTAGAGTTTTTAGCTGAAGGCATTGCTGCGATAGAATTACTTTCTACACCTGTGGTGCTAGAAGAAGTTAAATCATATGTTGCCATTTATACCTCCCTTACGCTACGTTATATTTAGCAGTAACAATTGCTTCAGGTCGAAGAATCTTTCTGCCATACATATGCATACCACGAACAATATCAGCGAAAGAGTCAGGGTCTCTGTATGTCTCTGTCTTATTGATTTGCTCTGCAGTAGCTACTGCTGAACTGTGTCCTGCAACAATAACTCCGTAGTTAGTGTTTTGGTTTGCTGAACCTGATGTTCCCGGTCCTGTTCCAGCTGCAGGTAAGTTATTTGACATATATACATCAAATCCGTGTATCTTTCCTACAGATAGTCCATTTCTTAATCCACCTGACTCACCGAAGTCACCATTTAAAAGACGAGAATCTTCATCTTTTAAGACTTCAATAAATGTTGGATGTAAGACTAACCATCTTCCATCAGTGTCTACAAACTGAGTGTCTAACAATCTGCCCATTCTTGCAATAATTTGCAATGGTGTTGCAGTTGAAGTTGACTGAGCAGTTGCACCACCTAGTCTTGGAGCTATTGGGATAGAGTGGTCACCTGCACTTGAAGTAGTGATGTTACCAAAGCTATCTTTTCTTAGCTTCATGCTTGTCAACAATTCGTCTGAACCTGCAGTTGATACTGCTTTAGTTCCATTAACTGTTGAGTTAACTGAACTTGCTACAGCATTATTAGATGCTTGTACAAATCCTGACAAATAACCAAGTACGTCTTGGTCATAGTTATCTTTCAGTCTGTAACCTGCTCTGTCACTTGCGAGTTGAGAGAAGTTTACGTGACTGTGAGCCTCTTCGATATCGTCTATCTTGAAAGCAAAGTAGTTTGCTTTGTCAATAGTCAATGTGAAGTCCTCATCGTCAAGGTCTTGAGGTTGCACGTTAGCACCTCTAGCATATTCCTTAACAGTGATTTCTGGCTCTTTTATTATTTTTACGGAATCACCCATGTTGGCAATCTCTCCAAAGTAATCGGAGTTAGTGATATTTTCAACAACGGATGTCTTCCTGAAGGCTAACTGAACCTGCTTAGAGTAAATAACTGGGGAGAAATTACCATTAGGCAGATTACCATAACCTGCTGCAGTTTTAAATGCCATTTTTATCTCCATTGAAATAAACAAATGTATACTTAAAGTATACGACAGATTTACTCGTCATCGGCTAATGATATATTGAGGTTGTGTGTTTAGTAGCTATTTAAACACAGGCTCATACCATCAGGTAGGCTTCCAAGTTTAATGTGAGTGCGAGTATCCTAGAAAAGGGGTCACACTTCTAGTTACATATAGTTATATGTATAAATAACTATTTGTCAACACTTTTATCTAGCAGAGCCTGAAACATCATAAACAAAGTTTCCTGCTCTTATAGCTTCCATAATTGTATCAGAGTTTTTCTCATATTCGTCTGCAGACATTCTTTGAACATCAGACTCTCTAATCATGTTATTTTTGCCCGTAGTATCAGGCATACTCTTTTGAGTTTTTGTTTGAACTGCTTTAGCAGCTTCCTTTCCACTATTGACCTTTTCTTTTTTGCCAATATTTCTATCTGACTTATAGAGGTCAATGGCTCTTGCTGCAGACCTTGCGTCTTGACTATTCTCATATAATGCATCCTGTACCCATTTAGGCTGTTCTTCTGCCCACTCATGAAAGTCATCGCTTTCTCTTATGTCTGCAAAGTCAGGATGAATTTGTAATAATTCTACTTCTGCTCTTTCTTTTGCAGTCTTAGCATTTAGTTCATCTATCTCTTTTATTTTCTTTTCTAAAGAGTCAGATTGTTCTTTTGCTTTTTTTATCGCTATGGTCTCTACAATTCCTGCTACATCAGGATATTCTTTTGCCCACTCTTCTATTTCAGCTTCAGTCTTAGGTAACTTAATTTCTTTTTTAGTAGCCTTTTCTAGTTGCTCTTTTAAAGAATCAAGTTGTTTTTGAAACTCTCTTTCTTTTTCTTGAGAGTGTCTACGCAAATCTCCATAACGTTTTTTAAAAGTTCTTTCTTCAGCACTCTTCGGTTCTTCCTCTTCTTCTGTTTTCGTATCTTCAACAGTTTCTTCAGTTTCACCTTGAGCCTGTTTCTTTAGTTCTTCTAACTCCTGCTCATCTTTTTTTATTCTATCTTCATGAGTAGAAGGTTTTGCCACAAATGCTGTTTTAGTTGGTGTAGCATCTACCACCATTTCTTGTGCTTGTTCAGCCATATTTTACTCCTTGGGGTTATCGTAGCCAAATATTGTTGGGGGATAAGTAGCCAACTATGTGGGTTATTTACGTGAAGCTAACCCACTTCGCTTCTTTTTAACTTTCTTCTTTTTCTTTTTACCTGCAAGTCCACCTTGTTTAAAACCACCTGTGTCTACTGTACTACTGTAACCTGAGTCACTATAGCCACCATCTGTAGAACCTGCGTCATCAGAATACGTACTACCTAAATCAGTGCTATCATTATAATCTTCGTCTGTAGATGTATCTACATCTGTGCTATCATCATAGTCCTCTGATGTAGGCTCAGTGTCTTCATATACAGGTTCATCATCTCTAGTATCATCTTTATATTCTTGAGTATCCTCTATGCGTTCATCGCCTGTTGCTACACTTGGGTCTTTTACATTATAGGTTTCACCCATTTCATTTAAAAAGTTTCTAGCTTTATTATTTGTTGGGTCTTTCATTAATGCCTCTTTAGCACTTTCAATCCCACCATAATATCCTGTTTTAGCAGAAGCAGACATGGCATTTACAAAATCTTCAAAAGATGTATAAGAAACTTGTCCTGTCTTTGTATCTTCAGCTTGTCCATACTGTGAAAAAAACTTACCTGTATCTCTATCAATAGTTCCTTTTTCAGTACCAAACTTAAACTGAGGTTGTTCTACACCTAACTCTTCTGCCAAAGCCTCATAGGATGCATATCCTGCTCCTCTAGCTAAAGAATTTTTATTAGCTAACTCACCTGCTTCTTTTGATGTTTCAAATGCTTCTGCTAAGTCTAACCCTGCTCCCATTTTAGGTTCAGGTTTTAATTTATCTAATGCTATGCCAATAGGTCCTAGTTTAAATAAACTTCCTATCGCATCTGTTATTGGGTTACGTTCTTGTTTAGCTAACGTAGAAGCAACTCTATATTCAGGTGTATCAGGTTCTTGTGGATTATCATCACCACTAACATCTGTTACTCTTGTTGTGTCTACTGTAGATTTAGTTGGGTCTTTTTCTTCTGCTTCTTTCTTTATTAATTCTGCCTGTTTAAAACCTGCAGGTATAGGATAAATAGGTTGACCATTTACAAAAGGTATATATAACTCTTCGCCTGTTTCTTCATTAACAAATCTTCTTGTTTCACTTCTAGGTAACTGTCCAAAAGGTGCTCCCACTAAACTAGAATAAGGTGGTGTAGCAGCAGTATCTGTACGTGGTTGATATTGTGGTTGACCTGTAGTAGTATAAGTAGGTTTTGTAGGAGTTGTAACTTTTGGTGGTCTAACATCATATACAGAACGTCTTTTAGGAAGTTGACCCGGTAGTTGAGTTGTAGTACCCGGAACTTGATTTGGTGGTCCTACTATTGGTAATTGTGGTATTGTCGGTGTACGAGGTACACGAGCTATCGGCATACCACCTTGTTGAAACTTTTGAGGTTTAAAAGGTACATCATCAGGTACAGTAGCTTCATCAGAGTTTCCCATCTGACCCATCTCATCCATAAGTTTTAAACCTGACTTTGCATCTTGTCTTAAATTCATAAGTTTTTCAAGACCATGATAACGCACAACGTCTGCAGGTAAAACAAACTCACCTTCACTAATATTTATTGGAACATCATCTCTTACTTCTTTTTTTAGAGAACCTACAGGAACTTGATTTTGTGATTGCATATCAACTGTTTCACCTTGGTCTTTTAAACCACCTTTACGTTTTAGTTCTCCAAGCTCAAACATTTCCATTTGTTGTTTAGTATTTTTAGCCATCGTTTCCCAATACCTCTTCTCTAAGTAGTTTTAGTCTACGCAATGCTCCTATTGCACCCTGCGTTCTATAAAGAACTGTTGTATCCTCTGCCTGTTCCATAGCTTTATGATGTTGCTCTATAAGAGCATCAAGATATTTATTGAATTGGAGCTGGTGGTTGACCAGTGGCTTGAGGTTGCTCAATATTTCCTTGTTCATTATTTCCTGTAAATCCTTGCTCTTCAGGTAAAGGTGCTTGTCCTACACCTATGTTAGCACCACCTGCACCTGTTGGGTCATTTGGGTCTGCACCTGCAGGAGCTTGTCCTTGTGGTGGTTGTTGTGGTGGTTGCTCACCTTGCATACCTTTTAGCATCTCTGCTT